ATCCATTAGACCAACCCATTAGTCAAAAATCCTTGAAAATGGTGTCATGATTGGTTCATCTAATTTTAATCTATTATCATCTTCGAAAGTTACATCAGGGGGTACATGTTCAGTTTCCCATTCTGTGTAAATCGAGGAACCATAACCGGGGTGACGGCGGAACATTATATTTTGATCGCAAACAAGTTCCAGATTCAACGACCATAATATTCCGTACTCGTTTGTTATTATTGATCTCCCTACTTGATCTGCCGGCCTTCGAAGGCCAACCCAACTTCGATAATAACGGGCAAATGCCAATTTATTTGCATATGTAAAATTAACAGCATCTGTAGTAAATGACCCGCCATTTGCAGCCGAGACCGTACCGCTATTAACTACTTTTCTAACTTCGTATATCATGCCGGGACTTTGAGTTTCTAAAACAACAAAATCATCGGCGGCGGGTATATTTGTACCAACTATATCTTTATATGGGTTTCCATGTACATTTATAGATGTGTCACCGCCGACCGGGGTTTGGCTAACTGGACCGAAAAAAGTTCGATCTGTATCAGCTGTAAATATCACGCTATTTCCGCGGTCCAAATGATTTTGCATTGCCAAAAGTTTATTAGCTGTTGTTTCCCCATTAATCATTCGATCTCTTTGTATGAAAACGCGCTCCCTTGTCATTCCATTAACTCTTTGCATTCTTCCATTTAGGGTAACGCCTGTTTCCCCTTGCCATTCGAAGTCGCTATAAAGTTGTCCAAGTCCAGATCCAAGATCGATCGTTACAAGTTCGCCGCCATCGGGTTGGGGGTAATAATAAAAAGCCGCGTTTCCCATGATCTAACCTGCAAATAAAGTTGATTTTGAAGGACCAAAAGTTTGGAATCTTTGTTCAATGCGCCTTATCAACTCATCAATTGCGTTTCTTTCGGTTACTAATGAATTGATATTTATAGAAGCGACATTCGAACCGCCCAATGCGTCCAAGGTTCTATTAACTGATTGGGGAGCCATACCAGATTGCGGAACGACAAATTCATTAGGATGCAATAACGCAAGACCGGTACCTTGGGTCATGCGAAGTCCAGATCTACCCGATGGGATTCTACCCCCGGATCTATAGCTGAAAAAGTCGGCTGCATTTTGTCTTCCCTGTTCAGTTAATGCAATTGAGCTAAAAAACCCGCCCAATATATTTCGTGTGAATTGCTCACCATATGAAGTTTGATCTCTTTTTTCCGGATCTAAACCTATTGATCTTGCGCCCCCTTCTTTGATATTTTCTATTGCTTGATTAAGAAGTCCAAATATCTGAGCAAACAATTCATATATTAATTTTGGTATTGCCTTAAATAATGCCAACGTTAAAAAGAAGGCGAACTTGGGCAATATCTTGACTAAAATATCAGGAAGTATTTCTAACCCTTTTTCAAATGCTTTAAGAAAGTTATCGAATTCCTGTTCTATTTCTTCGGGTGTTTTTTCGCCCAATGCAGCAATAGATCCAAAAACGCCGCCAAATAAACCGCCGATTGCACCCCCGGCTGGACCGCCAACTAATGATCCAAGTCCTTGGAATGCAGTATTAATAAATGATCCGGGATCCGTTAAGGCTTCGAAACCTTTCTCTATTGCTTCTTGTAATTTTGTTATTTTTGCAATTTGAACTTCGGCTTCTATTTGAAGCCTTACATCTTGCTCCAAGGTTTCCAAAAGTTTTTCTAATCCTTTTATATCTTCTTGGAACTGGATTCCCCCTTCTTTTTTTAGCAACCCAATTTGAGATCTTAGATCGGTGATTGAATCATTAAGGGGTTTAAATGGATCGGTCTCATCATTATAAGATCGATCTAAATTAACAATCGATGTGTAAATATCATCAATCGAAGCCTTGACTATTGCTGCGTCTTGTACTTCGGTTTTCAATCGCTCCCTTGATTGAGATTGTTTTTTTGCAAATGCCTTGTCATCTAACCTTTCTTGATTTTTTGTTCTTGTCACTCTTGCATCGGCAATAGCATCTTCCGCGGCGGCTAAATCATCGGTTGCTTTTTGTATCTCATCTTTTTTAGCTCTGTTTTTTGTCAAGGCCTTTAAATTTTCTGCAAGGCCATCACGAGTTTTTTCTAAAGATTTGATGTTTGCATTATCGATAGCAAGCTGTGCATTTTTTTCTTGGGTTAGTTGTTGTTCCTCTAATCTTTGTCTTCCAGCTAAAAGACGAATTGTTTCTTTAACAATTTTGATCTTTTCTTCGCCTTTTGCGGTTTCCCCAAGAATTGCAAGACGCTCCAATTCATGATCAATTGTTTGAATAGTTATACCATCGATTTGTTGATCAATTGCCAAGGTTGATTGTTTAACGGTATTGATTCCAGCCGCTAAATTTTCCGCCAATGCAGTTGCACGATTTCTTGCCGATTCTCTATTGGAACGCCTCTGTTCTCTTCTTGCTCTTGCTTCATCTGCTTTTCTTTCGGCCTCGGCTTTTTTCTTTGCTGCACGATCTTCGCGGATTCGTCTTGCTCTTGCCCTTGCTGCTGCACTCCTTTCGGCTTGATCTAAATCTTTTAATGCCCCTTGGAACTTTCGAACTTCGGGTGTTGGGAATCCAGATTTTAAACTTTTAAGGTCTCTTTCTAATGCACGAGTTTCCCGGGCATTTGTTTTTAATCTTTGGGATCCTTGCTTTACTAATTCATTATATTCCGCGGCGGTTTGTCTCAAAAAGGCTTGGGCTTTACTACCTTCAACCGATGCATTTGCATTCTGTTCCGCAACATTAAGAAAATTTTGATTGACCGTTCTTTCGGCTTCAATCGCCGCCGCCGCCGCTTTTGATGCTGCAATTTCTTGCTCTTTTTGAGATATTAATTTTTCCGTGAATTCTTGTGTCTTCTTTTTTTGTTCAAATGCTTTAGCAAGCAATTTTGCCGATTCATCATCCAAGGTGTTAAGAACCGCGGTTTGCTGTGCAAGATCTGTAAATGATTGGGTGATTCCTTGATTTGATTTTCTTAAACTATCTTTAGCCGATGCAAGATTATCAGTTGCAATTTTTTGTTGTTCTAATGCCGCCGATAACTTTCTTGATGTTGCTATAACGGCCTCATTTGCTGCTTTAACTTCTTCGGATTCACCGAATAGTGAATTAAAAGCAAAAGTCGCCGCGGTTACCAATGCTGCAATAACAATAATTCTTCGACCAAAAGTTTGAAGTACTACATTTAAGCCTTTGAAGGCCGTCATAGCTGCGCCAAGCCCGGCAACCATTTTCCCCAATTGAGGACTAAACATGGAAACAACCCGGCTGATTTGGGACATTCCCCTACCGCCTTGTTGAGCCGAATTGGCTAAACCGGACATTTTATCGGAACCGGCTTCGGCTGATTCTGATAAAGAATCCATTGATGATTGTGCAGTCTCTGCAAGATTATCAAGAGATTCCGTTGTTGCTTCTACAGATAAAGCAAGATTATCAAGGCTTTCTTCCGCTTGAGTTGCATCTAACCCAACTATATATTCACCAACACCTTCAGCCATTTTCTAACCCTCTTTTTCTTATTATATCACTTTCCGTTATTAATAGAGTTATAGCTAAGAAATAAAAAAGGCCTCGGCTGATACGCGTGTGCCGAGGCCATCCCGTCAAAAAGCGCGTATCATTTTTTTCTGTTTTTCTTTTTTGATAATTTACGCATTTTTCTTTTCTTATCAATCTTGAGATGATGATCTTTTTTGAGTTCCTTTTCTTTTAGATAATCGAACTTAAACCAATCATGTCGGCAATGTTTTCGTTCCCATTTTCCCCACTTCATTTTATGCTCCTAAAAGGGTAGATCTTGATCTTTTGCGTTCATGATAGCTCGATCGATTCTTGCACCATGCTCGGCAAGTATATCGACTTGCTCTGTGCTTTCATCTGGATCGCCATCATTATGATCGTCATCAACATCACACCGGCCTTCATATTTGAAAGGAACCCGCCCGATCATTCTATGATCCATTCGGTTTTCCATGTCGATTTCGGCTTGGGTTGGTTTGCCAAGAAATTCTTCGTATCGATCTGTTATGCCGCTTTTATTGTTTTCAAGCCAATCCGTTAATTTGTTTAATTGATCTGCCTTATAATCTAAAAGATTCGGTAGGTGCTTTCGGCTTGGGTGAGCATGGAAGACATTATTGATATAATCTGATAGGAATGTAAAGCCATGGGTACCGTTATGATGTGTAGACCATGCAATTATTTTTTCTAATGCATCTTGATATTCTATATCTTTTTCCATTGGCTTAGTTGCTGGTTTATCTTTGTGCTTCATGTCCATCTCATCAAGCGAGCATAGACCAACAACGCCGCCAACTATCAATCTGATTGCTCGATTTATTGCCCGGGTTTCCGCAAATCTTTTATAAACCTTAGCCATTGATCTGTTGCAAGTTTGCGGACACGCATCACCATGAGCAATATAGGTACCTTCGCTTGCTGCATGTGTACCGGCGTTATGATCATCTTTATAGATATTCACCGAACTCTTAACGGTTATGGTTGCTCTATACTCAGCAATTTTTTTGTCACGATCGATGAAGGTGCATTCGGTTGAAATATGCACTTGATGAAATAATCGATGCAGTACATATAAAAGACCGCTATGCGTTATAAAATCTTGATTGCCATGAAGCTGTACGATGTGACCATTATCGCGAAGTTCTTTGTTCCAATCTCTGGATTCGTCAATATGAAATCTTCCCATTTTTGTATTCCTTTTTTTTAGTTGTTTGCTGTTTGCTGTTTGCCTATATAGTATAAAGGATTCATTGAACACGATCAAGGGCTATTTTTACAAGATGGCGTGCAACCGCTCCTTTTGTTGATTTATAAAATTTAGCAAGCTTGACGATCTCATCATAGTTTTCTTTTGGCAACACGAAAGATATTTGTGCATCATTTTGAACACCCCGATCTGGTTTGCCCCCTTTATGCTTAGTCGCTGGATGCTTTATTTCAGAATTGCAAGATTTGCATTTTTCGTGAGTCCAACCGAAGCTATCAAAAGAATTTAAGAATCCACAAGTATCGCAAATTACATTGCATTTGATTTTATGCCTTTGCAAAATCTCTTTTCCACAATGGGTGCATTTTGCTTTTGATAATGGACCAAAAACAACCGTTCTTTTTCCGCACGCTCTGCATCTTGTTTCCTTTACTATTTTTCCCATGTTCCCGTCCTTAATCAAATATGATAGTTGAAAATGCCCCATTATGTAGGGCATGAGCGAAGTCATTTGGTCCGTCTTCAGGCTTTAAAACTTCTAATTTTATCGGTTCGTGATACTCATGCACTTCCCGTCTTTTTTTGCGTTGATTCTTTTGCAATTCTGCATTTTCTTTTTTTAGATCTCTGATAAGCTTAGTTGATGCTTTTATATGGGATCTTATTTTGCTCAATGCTTGAGATAAATCGTCACAGCTGCCACAAAAGGATTCGTCGGTTGCTACTTTGTTTAACGCTTGAATCATTTCCATGATTTTTTGATCATCATTTGATTCATTGATTAGCTTTATAAGCTTTCGATAATATGAAGCGGTTGATAGATTCATTTCTTCCATTCCTTGATTAATTCAATTGCATCAATCTCTTGATATTCATCTATTATTTTGTCCAGTACCATATCTGAGTCTTTTTTAAGCCAAATCTTTGTACCGGTGTTGTAAGTTAAAACGATGATTTCCTTATTTTTATCTTTGGGAATAACCGTCAATTCAAAAAGGCTTTTTTGCTCTGTGTTATCAATCAGGTAAACAAAATCATCTGTGACTTTGATTTGATCATCTCCAACTAATCTTGATATTCTTGGAAATTTGCTAAAAAATCTTTCTTCTTGTTTTTGGAATCGATTTGGACCAACCGTTTTTTCTAAATCTTTATAGATAAAAATGTACTTTGATTTTTTTGTTTCCTCATTGGAATAGAACAAACCATATAGATCCAAGTCTTTGGTTAGGACTTCGCATGAATCGGTAGCAACCATCCAATAAAGAATGATTCGAATTCTATCATAAGTTATTAAATCGGAGTGCTTATGCAATCCATGTGGATCAAACATCGATTTTGTGAAATCCAATAATGATTTGATGCTAAAAGTTTTTTCAACCCCATATTTATGATCGATAGCCCTTATCAAAAGATTAAAAAGAATCTTCATTTTATCTAAATCAGGTTGGCATGATTTAACATATTCCTCGAAGTATTCTTTTAGTTCTTCCCGGCTTGGATTTTTTGGGCTTTTGGGTTTTCGGTTAGAATTAAATGTAGGCATTTTTATCTTCCTCATGGTTAGTTGTTTGCTGTTGTTGTTGTATGTTTATAGCGTATTTTTTCGCAATATGATCCGGGCATGGACCAACGCTATCATAGAGGTATTCGTGACCCTTTCTTAAATATCTAAAGTAGAATCCCCAATGTTCGGGATCGTTCCATTCATCAGGGAAAGGGACTTTGGTATAAATATCTGGGTACTCTTTGTATAATGTTGGGTGCTTCATCAAGAATTCTTGAAGCAATGGTATCGACTTCCAGAATTGGTCCGGATCAATCGGCGTTTTAGTTTCCATGATTGGCTCCGGCTTAGGCGGTTCAATATATGCCGGGGCGTGTCTTTTTGTTCTTATGATCCAAGATTGCAATCTTGATGGCCAACTAACCTTCCAATGTTGCGCCTTTGCTGGATTCTTTTTTAGATATGCTCCGATTATCTTTATCTCTGAAGCAATGTCTAAACCGTTGGGGTTCTTTAGGCCGGCGATCAACGCTACCTTTTTGGGTTCCCCTATATCTATTAAATTATTAGAAAGAATTAAATTTCTTAATTCATTATCTATATTATTATAATTAATAATACCCTTTCCATTATTTGTCATCTTTTTTCCTTGGTTGTTTACTGTTGTCTGTTATCTATATAACATGCAGCCCGATTAAGTGTAAGCATAACAGCAAAAAAAGGAGAATGCCGTGTTCGTATTAGATGATTTAAAAGAACTTAAGCCCATTAATTATATTGAAGGATTTTTTTATATTTGTTTCATTTTCGGTTTTATGCTATTTTAGAATTGACACTAAAAGTTGGCATTCTTTCTTTTAGTTGTTTGCTGTTGAACGTCCCGGATTCACCGGGGCGTTTTTATGCAAAATAGGACGGGAAAATGGACTTATCTGGAATAGCATCGGTTAGCCGATGGCAATTAGACGTTTTTGATGGGCGTCTAAAAATAGAAGGACGGATTTTATCAGTTGCCGAAGCGGAAACCGCCGGCTTGGCTTCGGGCTTGCTTTTGGCAACCATGGCAAGTCCTAAAGAATTAATTGCAGCCGCCCAAGCTTCCGAAGACGATCGTATGCAAGCAATTCTTAAAATGTCCAACAAAATCAAGCCTTCACAAATTGCTAAATTAAATGAAGAAAACGATCGCATCATTTGCAAGGTTATAAAAAAGGGTTCCATGGACGGCGGAAAAACTTGGGAAGCATTGCAAGTTGTAACAGCCGAAGAACAACAAAATCCAAAAGAAAATAAAATATGGGTTGGCGTGTTTGCAGAAAAAGATCGTCAATCAATTTTAGATAATGCCTTGGAAGGTCACAAGGAGGCGGTAGACCGGGCCGCCAACTTTCGCAAATGATCCGGACTATTTGCACTTGATTGACATTTTGGCTTCTAACTATGGTGTTCTTCCATCTGATATTGTCAAATTATCTTGGTCCGATCTTGCTATTTGCATAGCTGCAATTCGTACAAGATCTGAAAGAGTAAATAAAATAATCAAAAAATCAACCAGAAAAAAAGGAACCATTTTTCCAATTATCAATTTGGCAGATCTTGCCAACATGCTGTAAATCGATGGTGATAAATGAGTAAAAAAGCCGCGGCTAAATGGGTAAAAATTGACGAACTTAAACCATGGGAAGACAATCCAAGAATCAATGATGAAGCAATCGAAAAGGTTGCAACATCAATAAAGCGGTTTGGATTTGCTGCACCTATTATTGCGAATCAAGATTACACAATCATAGCCGGTCACACAAGATTAGAAGCCGCAAAAAGTTTAAATCTGAAAGAAGTACCGGTTAGATTTTTAGACTTAGATCCCGTTGATGCACAACTTTTGGCCTTGGCTGATAATAAGTTAGGCGAAATATCGCAATGGGACAATCTAAAGCTTCAAGACATATTTAAAAAAGTAGACTTTAAAATGGACGATCTTTTGATTGCTGGATTTGATCAAGAATCAATCGATGATATTATTGATTTTGATATTCCTTCTTTTGATGATCCAATATCAAATGATTATCAAGATGAAGAACTATCTAATGAAGATCAATTGCCTATAGATGTTGAGCCAATAACCAAAAATGGCGATCGGATCGATATTGGCAATCATAAAGTTATTTGTGGCGATTGTGTTGAGGTGATGAAAACTTTCGAATCTGAGTCAATCGATTTTATTTTGACCGACCCTCCTTATGGTCTATCTTTTATGCAGAATCAATGGGACGTTAGCGTGCCTAAAGATGATTGGTCCAAGGAATGTTTTCGTGTTCTAAAGCCCGGCGGACATTTAATAGCATTTAGCGCAACCCGGACTTTTCATCGATTGGGAACCGTTGTTGAATCTGCCGGATTCGAAATCAGAGATACAATCAATTGGTTGTATTATAGCGGTTTTCCAAAATCAATGTCTATTGATAAAGCTATTGATAATTATCATGGGGCCGAAAGAGATGTTGTTGGCGTTAAGCACAATCAAATGTCCGGTTGGAACATGGACGGATCCACTAATTTTGTTAGCCGGGATGTCACAGTACCAAAAACCGAAGATGCTAAAAAGTACGCCGGTTATGGAACTGCTTTGAAGCCATGCTTTGAGCCGGCAATCCTTGCACGAAAACCTTTATCAGAAAAAAGCGTTTGCGAAAATATACTCAAGCATGGAACCGGTTCTTTAAATATAGATGCAACAAGAATGCAATATGGGGATCCAGCTTGGCCGGGACCAAACCATAAACCCGATCCGGTTGCAGGGGGTATAAGAAAAGGAAATATAGGATTTAGCGTGAATCCCCCTGATTATGAAGCACCAGAAAAAGGTAGATGGCCGGGGAATATTTATCAATGTCCGAAAGTATCAAGATCCGAAAGAGAAGAAGGTTGTGATGATCTGCCGGGTATGAACGCGGGTCAATTGCTAAATAGAAAAGATGATTCAGCCGGTATCAATAACCCAAGGGCCGGTACTGGTAGAACATCAAAAGAATCAAAAAATATACACCCAACCGTTAAGCCCATTAAATTAATGCGTTGGTTATGCCGGCTTGGAATGCCGCCATCTAAAGACGCCGTCTTGTTAGATACATTTTCTGGATCTGGATCGACTTTAGTTGCAGCCGAAAAGGAAGGAATCAAATCTATAGGAATCGAAATGAATCCAAAATATGTCGATATTATCAGAGCGCGTTTAAATCATGCATGTCAAAATAAAGAATAGAGGCAAAAATGGCAAGGCCTACAAAATTAGATAAGGAAACACTGAATATAATTTGCCGGGCAATGGAAGTTGGAGCAACACGAAAAATTGCAGCCCAAGCCGCCGGGATTCATGTAGCTACTTTGTACTCATGGTTATCAATGGGTAGGGAAGGCAATGAACAATTTATAGAGTTTTACGAGCGGGTAAAAAAGGCGGAAGGTTTATGCGCCTTGAGAGATTTAGCAATTATAACAAGGGCAAGTGAAACCGATTGGCGTGCAGCCGGTTGGCGATTAGAAAGAAGGTTTGGTTACACTGTAAATCAACCGCCTAAAGAAGAAGTTATTAATGAGGCAATCGATCTTGATGTGAATGGTTTATTATCTGAACTAAATCGAACCAATGATTTGATCGAAAAATTAAAAGGCCCCAAAATAGATATTAATGAGGAATAAAAAATGTCTAAAAATGAAAAATCTTGGATTGCAAAAACACCCCTTCAATCAAAAAAGTTTATAGCTGCCATGATATGGAACTTCCTTTGGTTGATCTTGATTGGCATGGGCATTCGATTAAACTTAGATTCAAGCGTTTTATCTGCGATGGTTTATACTTCGGGACTTTGTCAAGCTTTATATCTTGGGGGTCAATCAGCTGTCGACGCATTTGTTCGTGCAGCAATAGCAAAAACAAGTGACAAGCAATAAAGATAAATTAGTTCAAGCGGTTAAAGCGCGTCAAAAAATTATTGATGTTGCACAAAATTACCCGTTGGCTTTGAGTAAACTTTGGACACCTTATTGCCATCGATGGGACGGCGAAGCCAAAAAATCAAAAAGACCAATTGGGTGTGGCGGAAAAATGCGCCGGCTTGGGTCTTCGATTTGGCGTTGTGACAAATGCGATATAACAGAAAAAAGAACATCGCAAGTCGAGCCGTTATTTAATTTGGGCCGGGAAGCTACTTTGATTTCGGGGGGAAATCGCGCCGGGAAAACCGAAGTGGGTGCAATGCTTGCAGTTGCTTTTGCTGCCGGTTCAAATCAATGGTGGGTTAGAGAATGGTTAAAAATAAATAATTTACCATCTGATTTAATACAAAAAAAGCCGTCAACGGTTTGGGCATCTGCTTTATCATATAATGACGCTTTGATGTATGTTAGGCCAAAAATATCAAAATTCCTTCCATCAAATGCAATTGAAAAATATTGGCAAGGTGCAGGAAGATCAAGAATTGAGTTTCCTAACGGCGGAAAAATTATCTCTTTGTCGGCTGATGCTGGAAGAGAAAAGTATCAAGGGGCCGGGGGTGACATATCATTGATTTGGTTAGATGAGGAACATAAGGAAGACGTTTTTAATGAATGCTTGATGAGGTGCGTCGATTCCCATGGAAAACTTTTGCTAACTATGACACCTTTAAAAGGATTGACTTGGCCTTTTAGATTGTTCATTGATGAACCCGGCGATGGCTATGTAAATCACACGATTAGTGGTTTAGATAATCCTTGGATCTCTTCGGTTAAATTAAATCGAGCGGTTGCATTTATGTCTCAAGCTTCCAAGAAATCAAGATTGTTCGGTGATTTTACAAATCAGCAAGGGGTTGTGTATTCGGAACTAAATAAAAACATCCATGTTATAAAATCAAAAAAAGTACCAGATGATTGGCCTCGCGATATGTCTATTGACTTCGGGGTAAAAAATCCGTTCGCCGCCTTGGTTTTTGCATGGAACCCAAAAGATGACACCCTTCATGTTATCGACGAATACTATAAAAAAGAATGGACTACTTTGCAAAATGGTTTGGAATTGAGGAAGCGATTTAAAAAATACTTTCCTTTTAGATGGACGGTAGCTGATCCAGAATCAAAAGACGGAAGACTAATTTTAGCAAGAAATTGCAATATAGAAACTAAAGCCGCTCCTAAATGGTTGGGTATAGCTGAAACCATTAACATAGTTAAAGAACGGTTAGCCATCGATGCCGAAGGAAAGCCGCATTTGTACATACATGATAATTGCGTCAATCTTTTAAAAGAGTTTCGCCAATATAGATGGAGCGAATCAAGCGGAAAAGATGTACCAATTAAAAAACACGATCATGGGTTAGACGCTTTGAGATATGAAATATCATTTTTGCACAGATGGCTTGCTCATCGATAAAACAAAAAAAGCCGGCTTGGAGCCGACTATTAAATCATTGATTGATGATTATCTAACTTCTTTAGTATAAGTATCAAAATAGGGTTCCATATCATCAAACAAACCTTGATTGATTTCATTATAAAGTGCATGGTACACTTCAGTAATTGATTTTATATCTTTTGGATCTACATCAATATCAAAATAAGTGATGATGAAATCGATGACCTTTTCTTCATTTGAAAACAAAAAGATCGATGGTTCGGATCTTGATTTATCATTTGATATTTCTAAAACATATACCTTCATTTATCTACCCTCTATTTGCAAGTGATGAGTTTGTTATAGATTTCTTTCTCTTGAATCATCAAGAGGGTGAGTTTTTGATTTATTGATTCTTTGAAGTTGATGTTGGCCTTCATTGAACCGTCTTTGTTGTATTGCAAGTTATGGATTTGATCTAAAATTCGATTATGTTTTTTGATTAATTTTCTTTTCTCTTTGCTCATGATTTTTCCTTTTGTTGTTTACTGTGTTACTATTATATAGTATTTAGCTTAAGAAGTGAAGTCGATAATGCATAAAAATGTTCTTTTTTATCAATAATAGTTTTCTATTAATGAAGACTCATGCTATAAAATCGCATGGATCCAATTTTGCAAGCCTTGGTCGATTATGGCATAGCCGGCCTTTTTTTAGTTTATATGATTTGGTCAAAAGCAAAAGACCAAAATCGAAGTGACGAAATGCGGGTTCAATATGAAGAGCGGTTAGAGAGATTGCAAAAAGAATCCAGCCAAACCCAAGAAAAGATTCGTGACCGATATAGAGAAGTTGTTGAAAAATACGATCTTCAGATAAAAACATATGCCGATGAAAGACAAACCCAAATATCAACGTACGCCGAAGAGCGAAGAGCGGCAAGGCAGAAAGACGATGATATGCGCCGGGAACTGGATCGGACTTTGAAAGATATAAAAGACGAAGTCTCTCTAAATGGAAAATCAATTGCAAGATTGCAATCTCAAGTCGAAGGACTTTTGATGAGATTCCAATCTGCACAATAAATTAGTGGGTGACAAGATGCCGCATTTTTTGCGGCTTCTTATCTACTCAACAACTGGTATAACTGCACACCGGCAATTGACGTCCATCGATGGGTCACCGAACAAACCGGGACCTTGGGCTTTGAATCCGTTTATTTCGAATTCGTAATTTTGGGGTATTGCTTGAGATTCATCACCATATTTTGCTTCCAAATCCAAATGCAAATCTCTGGTTCTTGCATCTCGGTTAGCTACCCAAATCTTTTTGACAACTAAACCGAATTCCCTTTCGGCTTTATCGAATGATCTATTTTGCGCCCCTGATATAATACGCGTTGATTCTGTTCTTGCAATTGTTTTAGCTCTTGCGAATCCAAAAATTGGATCTTCATCTCTTGCAGTTTCATCAAGATCTAAAGCAATATCATCAAGCGACAAACCTTCGTTTAAACCCTTGGCTACTTTTTTTCTAATTCTCTCAGCGGTTGTTTTTGTTATCTCATCAACGGTTTTATCTAATAATTCGTCGGCGTAACTTTGCTCGCCAAATATAATGTTGGTCGGCGGTTTTTTATCTGCCAATTTAAAAAGCCTTTTTAAGCTATCCATTCCGCTTTTTTCCCAAACCCCTTGCCAAGCCCCCGGACTTCCTCTAAGGATTCTTCCTGATTCACTTAATCTTGCTGGGGTTCCTTTTAAGAACTTTTTTAAAATAGTTCTTTCTCTAATCAGATCAACCAAGCTTCGATAATCGATTGATTTTAATACTTGGTTATTTTTATATCTTCTTTCCGCTTTTTTGATTCGCCTTATATATCTTTTTTTGGACAATCTAAAATACTGCCTCATTGCCCGATCCATTTTGTTTTCTGCCGGTCCTTGTTGCTTTTCAATATATCTAAACCAAATCTTTGCACGTTTATCAATCGATGATTTTTTGCTTTTTTCATCTTCGGCTTTCATTTGATTGACTAATTTATTGCTCCATGATTTAGCCGGATCGCCTCCCCATAATGCCCAAGCAACTCTTCCGGGTGAAGGGAAACCTCTTTGTCCAGGGTAAAAGCCTTCGCCTTCTTTATCGGTTTCATGCCTTGCTAACCATGCACGCATTTTGATCGCTTTATCTGGACTAATATCAGATCCATTCACCATTCTGGTAGCCCAACCAACCGTGTCAGGATTCAAGCCATCACCGGAATGTCCTTCGTCATGCCATTGCAAACCTTTTTGCAATTCTGATTTGACACCTTTCGGTACGCTAAAATCTATTGATTCGTATTTCTTTTTCGAAATCTTTTTTTTTTAGGTTTGGATGTCAACGGGTGTTCTTCGGGCAAAAGATCTGTATCATGCCTTCCCGATCTAAATCTATCACTTCTTAATGCATACAAAAAACTATTAACTCGTGCATATGCCCATTGATCGGCATTGCTAACCGATGGGCGTACGCTATCTGGATTTGTGTTGTATGCACCAACGCCCCTTTCGAAAACCGTGCCTAAAGTTTGCGCTCTGACTTTGCGCCAATCTGCCATACCTTTTTCGTCTATCATTTCATTATGTTTAGCCGCTTTATTTTTAAGGCCGTTTTTAACTGTCTCACTTAAATCGGAATACCCTTTTAGCTGTCTATACTTACCAATATCTAAAACTTGATCAATTGATTCTTCATCATCAACTTTTATTGATTTATTGTTTCTTTCCCCTATAGGGGCATCCATCAAGTTTTCATAGGCGTACGCATCTTCGGCGGAAATACCGTTTAAAATATGTTGCTCAATTCTTGACAGCTGTGAATCCCTCTTAGCTTGCAATACTTCGATTCCGCTATAATCAATTTTAACTTCATACTCATCATTGTAAAGCTTCGCGATTTTAGTAAATAACCATTCGAATCTTGCGCCTTTCTTTTGCTGCATTTCCCAGTAGTTTAACGCTTCTTGTCGGCTTGTTGCGTAGTTAGCTGTAGGAAGTCCGAGAATCGATGGGGGTACACCTGCAACGGCTGATATACTTTCCCGGGCCATGACTCGGGCTTTTTCGTACTCGACATCCCGGGGGCTAAGCTTGAGTTCCGTTACATCAATCATTCCAGAAAGCACCATGGCTCCCCCGACTTTGCTCAGCCCATTATATTGATCTAAAATCTCTTTTCTTCTTTCGTAACCCCATATATCAGTTTCATCTTTCGGTGATAATAATACATCGGGCCTACCTTTTGAACTTGCATCCGAGGCCAACTTCATTGCATTTATGTCACTATTTATCTCAAGGTTTAAGGGCTCTATTATTCCCGTACCGTATAAACCCGAAGGTCCGGTTGCATAGCTGATTCCCCGAAGATGAATTACACGATTCGGTTTATAGACTACTGATTCGCCGCCGCTCGTATGAATATAGCCGATGATACCAGATCGATCGGTTTGGATCTCTACTTCATCGGGGTGCAATCTAACAATTGAACTCGGTACAGAATCAACGCCAATTAAAACAACATAACAATTCCCGGACAGCATGAGGTCCGCGGCGATCTGTTCCCGAAAAAGAAAAGAATCAACGTTCGTGCTTGGCTCATGCATTAAATCTAAGAATTCACTTTCCATTACTTCTTCGGCTTCGGAACCTTTGCCTTTTAAAAGTTTAATTGGCAATGCTGCGAGATCTTGCGAAGATCTACATACTGCCGCATGAGTATAACCGTGACCCCCGAATGCAGATAATGCAGTCATAGCGGAATAAGTTTGTCTGGCTCCATATGGGGTGTCCCAGTTTGCACCATGATTGGGTAACTTTGGTTTTTCCTCAACTCTAAAAGCCTTGACAACCCCAAGATAAAACTTCGTAAACCAATTCATTTTTTGTTCCTCATTAATTAAAATCAATATATCAAAAAAAAGGCATATCGTTTTAAGGAAAAAAAAGAGGCCTTTCGGCCCCATATTAACAAAAGATAATCTTTTATGCCCAAGCTTCGATTAACACACCGGCTTGTTTTTCTAAAAGATTTCTATTTATATCGTCAAGCAATGAATCGTGTGCCGCTCTGGTTATGGCATTAATCAATGAATCCAAGGTGTTCCCTTTTTCATAGTTATAGCCATTGATGAGAATCTCGAACAATGCTTTTTTTCCTA